TTTATACTATAAGCAAATTTAATATCTGCTCCAGCATTACCACTAGCATTATATATTTCTTGATTTATTGCACCATCACAAGCAACCGTATAAGGTCCTGTGCCAGTTACAGAACTTACCTTAACAAAATCTTTATACTCACCCCTAAGATAATCATTTACTTGAGGTATGTTAGTTGCTGACGTAGGATTAAAAACATACGTAGAACCTGTTACACTAGGACTTCCACCGTTAACATCAAAACCACTACCTCTTGGTATAGCGTATAAGCCAGGTTCACCTTTTTGAGGACCTGATTCTTTAGGTAAGCTATTGCTACCACCAGATTCTATTATATTATCTATTTGAACTTTTAACGAATCACCAAACCAATCTCTAATAGGATAATTAGTCGCATCTGTCGCTGTATAAAAAGGATTAAAAACCGTATCACCACCGTAAGTATTTGCACCAACAGTAGTATTGCTAGGTAAGACATTTGAAAGTATTACATCTGATTGTCTACCATATTTATCTGCTAAAACAAAACCAACTTGATAATTTCTATTTTGTTTAACAGAATGATTAGGATATTCAACCCATGAATCGTAGTTTTTAACTGTACTTTTGGGGCCTGCAGCTACTCTATATGTTAAATGTAAAGGTGGTGTGTATTTATCTTTAAAGTTACCATATATAACTCTATTACCCGCTGTTTCTTGTGCAAAGGCTTTTACAGGAACTTTATCGTAAACTCTTGTTGTTTGATATTGTGGTAATGTTCTAAATGGTTTTCTTGATTGATAATCATAATAAAAAGTAGATGAAGCACCAGACCAACTAGAGTCTGTTTGATCTATAGTATCTAAAACTTTAACACTTAATCCATCAGATTCTTTATATAAAATGTCAATTTCTTTAATTTTATAATTAGCATCAACACTTGTGTTAACGTTGTCTATTGTATCTGGAAAAGGTATTAATAAGCCTACATCTTGAACACCATTTTCCATAAATTGAAGTATAGTACTTCTAAAAGCATTGTCTTCATTTAAAGGTGTAGGAGTTGCTCCTATACCAAGATCTCCACTACCTAAAAAATAACCTTTTTGTTTAGGTATAAAAGCTGGCTGAGTAAACGGTGCCATTATAGAATATTCACCATCGTCAAATTTAAACCTATAACTAAATCTAACAAATTTATTTTCTAAATAATCTGGATCTCCAGGCCATGTACTAGCGCTACCACTATTAAAATTATCTGTAATATCAACACCTGTCATAGTTGTTGCTAAAAAAGTAACATCTCCAGCTAATATATTAACTGATTTATTAATAGTAATTGTAGTTCCAGTAACATTTGTTACATATATATAATCTTTAGCTTCTAAAGCAACGTTATTATATTGAACTACGGTCATGCCTTGATATATACCAGTGGCGGATGCTACTGCAATAGTTGTAGAAGCACCTGTGGTTGTAGTTGTAGTTGTAACTTTGTTTAAAAGATCTATAGGCTCGTAAGGATTGTATTTAGCAACAGAAATATTACTTTCTTCTTTATAGTAACCAGGATTATTTTTAGCTGTTTGTATATTTATTTTTCTAGGTTGATTTCTATTATCAGTGAAAAATAATAAATCTTCTATTACACTAACACCTGTTATAAAGTCATTTGATGAAAAATTTAAAAATGATCCAGAGATTAAAAGCGTCCACGTGTTTTGAGCAGATGTAGGTCCTACATATAATTCATAAACATAACATTTAGCCGTAGAAGATGCATAAGTTGGATTACCATTAGTATAAGGATCTGTGTAATCAGTTAAAAATACAATAATAGTATTATTAAGTTCATTAGTATATTGACCTATAACTTTTAACGTATTGTCGTTAAGAGAAGTTATATCTATTAAATCGTTACCTAAAACAGTTTCTAAAGCACCTATATCATCAGCTTCAGATTTACCTACAGATATGTTCTGCGCATCTCTATATTCACCATTAGGTATTAATCTATCATCCAAGTCTTTATTCATCTTGGATCTTAGAAAACTATTTTTAATTTCAGCCATGTTTAATATTTAAGCCATTTAGATTTACCTCTCATAGTTTGAATCATTTGATCAAGCTTAAGGTTAGATAATCTTATTTTAGCGTTTCTTAATTTAGCACTTCTTTCTTGTTTAAATCTTCTAACAACATACTCTTGTACATTAGCAGACGTGGATAATATCGCGTGTATAATATGAGCATACAAAGCTTCTTCAGCTAATTTAGGTATTCTTAAATCTAAATCATAAGAATTACCATCAGATATATATTCAAGTACTATAACTTTATTAGCTAGTTCACTAGTAAAATTAAACGTACCTTTTCTTTCATCTATTTCAAACCAACCATTTTTTTGACTTGTTTGAGGTTGTAAACCATATCTTTGGCCTAAAGCACTATTGTAATATCCTTGCCAATATATATTAGCTTCACTATATTGTTCTGTGTAAGCGCCGCTTATATCTCTCGGATCATTAGCATCCCACGCAGCGTTTACTTTAGAAGTAACCTCTAAATTATTATTATTGCTATCTTGAGTTGGTATACCCGCGTCATCTTGAGCTGGTGTATGATAAGGTCTTGAAGTTAGTTTTTCAGCTGGTTGAATAGTGTGTAAAACACCTTGTTTGTCAACCCAAGCTAATCTTACATAGTTAACATAATCTTGAGGTATTTGTAAGCTTAAGCTAACAGGTATGCCTAATTCTGCAGATTTAATACTTTTTAATGTATCATAACTAAATTCTTGTAAACCACGTCTTGCGTGAAATATAACATCAGTTCTTTTAACGCTAGGTATAAGTTTACCAGCGCCTACATACGCTATAAGAAAATTATCTATAACATCGTTAAGTCTCGTGTAAGAATAGTTACCTAAGCTTTCACCTAAAGTATTTTCATTTAATTGTATTTTTAAATACGTACCAATACTTAAACTAGCATTAACTGTTATTATATTTGGAGATAACACAGCCCAAGGACTAGAAAATTGAAATCTTAAATTAGTTGATACAGGTATTTGAATTGTTAAGTTACACACAAATTGAGTTGGTCCCGTTATAGATGTTACAGTACCATAAAAAGCTCCAGTAGAAACATCAACTAAGCTCATACCAGCTAAAACATTAGTATTGTTTGCTATTATAGTTACAGTTACAGCTGCCCCAGGTCCATAAGCATTATTATCAGTAGTTCCCGTTGTCGATGCTGTGGGTGAAGTTGGTGTTAATTCAGCCCAAACATTTGCGTCTGGACTTGTAAAAATTTTAAAATTGTTTAAATTATAACCATTTGAAGCTGGATCTGAATTATCAAAAACTAAATTTGTATCAAAAGTTGATGTAAAAGTTTGACCTACTCCTGCTGAAGTTATATAAAACTGCTGAGCGCCAGCGTAATATTGTCTATTAGTTTCGGTTATTAAACCTCCATTAGGTGTTGGCATAATTTATTATCTTTGTTGATTAATATTTTCTTGTGCAACTTGTTGAGCTGCTACTTGTACTATTTCTGGGCTTCTAATTACAACACCTGCATATAGTAATATTTTTAATATTAATTCAATTTGTTCAGCTGGATGTAATTCAAAATTAAATGAAGTAGAAGCATTAAATATATATTGATTATTTAAACCAGTTGTAAAATTCCATATAGGAGCAATTGGTTTTCTTATATAAGATACTGTAACACCATTGGTTATAGAGCTAGGGTATACAGTTATTTTATTATCTTTGTAAGTGTATATAGGGTAAGTTGTAGTTGGTGCTGTAAGTTTAGAGCTTAACAAATGGAAAAGATCTTTAGTTCCTACTCTTTCTAGTTCTTGAGTTGGTAAAGCACCTGTTTGATAGAACAAGTCACCTAATCTATAAAACTCTTTTGGATAAACATTGACTATTAAAGTTTGGCCAACAGTTGGTTGAGAGTTGAAATTTATAGTTGTTCCATTTATTGTATATATAGTGTCTGGTAATAATATTCCGTTTTGAAAAACTTCAACAACTCCATTAGCTATTTGATCAGCTGTAGCCGTTTGTATAACATAAGCTGTGGTTGCTGCCGCTGTTGCGGCTGGTAAAGTTGTTGTTGCTATAGATCCTGAACCGGAAAATTGTTGTGGTAAATTAAAAACGTTACTTGAAGATATTGATGTAGCGTTTCCAAATTCTTTAAATATAGAGATTTTTTCATCAAGATTAGCCACTCTATCTGCGTAATCTGTATCTGTTTGTGGAATACGTATCTGCTGGTTTAAACTATCGAAATATGTTTCAAATATTTCTAGTTGAGCTTGAGCACCTGTTTTATTAAACTCAACAGGTGTCATATAACCTCTCTGTTCTTTGTTTAGTATTAATAAAACGGTTTGATATACAGTATTTACGTTTATTGCCATTTTAATTTTTTATTTAATAGTGATTTGGGCCACCGAAGTGACCCTTCACTATATTATAGTTACATATTATTATAACTTTTTCTCTATTGTTTTGAAGATTTCTACACCTTCATCAGTTTTAAAGAAAGCAGCCATAGCTGAATATGGATTTTCATCAAATGGAACAGTCATTAATTTTCTATCATTAGAGCCCCAATGAAATGTTCGTTGGTCTTGTGATAGTTTAATTATCCCTAGTTCCACAGCTTTAATAGCTGTATTTCTAAGCCCCACGTTTTCATCATTTGCAATAGCTAAAAACGCTTGAGGGTTTTTCTTAGCCATTAAGAGTAAATCTCTTTTTATTTCTTTAGAACTCATTTGAGAAACAGACGATCCTTTTTCAACTCTTAAAATAGCTTCAGCATGATCAACATCGATATCTTTAGCTAAATTTAAAGCGTCTATTTCAAAATTAATATCATCTAGTTCATTTTGAGCTACTTTCATTGGCTCTAATTCATTATAAATAATACCTTTTTTAGGGTGATATAATGAAAGTAATTTTTGTAAATTTTGTTTTTCTTTAGGAACAACTAAAGCTCCTTCTTCAAAAATAATATGACCTAATATAACCTCTCCTTTTTGTTCATCAACAAATGGTGAGTTTTGATTAGTTGCATATCTTATTTCTCTTTGCGTTCCAGTTGATTCATCAAACCACATTAAAGGGTATCTACGTGAATTTCTAGCTCCTAAAGTATATGTTAAAGGACTTAAGTCCTGTAAAAGATAATATGTTCTATCTTTTATTTCCCAAGAAGGGACTGTGTTTTTTTGTTTTGACATGATATAATATAATAAAAAATTTAATAAAAGTAAAAGTTACCCTCGTAGTTACAACGAGGGTAAAATTTACATTAAAGCAATATTAGCTTTGGAATAATACGAAGTTATTCGCAGCTTGAGTCACAAGACATCTTTCAGATAACCAGTTAACTTGCATTGCATCTAATTCAGAAGTGTAAACACCTCCAACAGATCCAGTGATCCAGTTTTTGTATCTTCTGTCATCTCCTTGTGATGATCTATATCTTACGTGTAAGAATGGTCTTCTAATGTTTGTACCTAAAATTTGGTCATACACTGTAGAAGTTCCCGCAGGAATTAATACACCTTCGATATTGCTAACTGCAACAGCACCTCTTGTAGAAGCGTCGTTTAAGTATTTCCAGCTAGTTTTGTAAAAGTCATAAGAACCTCTTCTAAATCCAGAGAATCCTAAGTTAAGAGCCATATCCTCAGAATTTTCAAATAAACCGTAAGCAGTTCCTCCAGATTGTCCTGCAGAAATTTGGCTTAGCATATCATCAAAATCTAAATCCATAGATCTGTTTAAGAAAAGCATGTTTTCTTCAATAGCTCCTTGAGTATCAAGATTTTTAAGCACTTGATCAAAGTCAGAGATACCAGTACCACCAGAGAATCCAGTCATAACGTTACCTCTTGCTGTGATAGCAGCAAATAAACCTTCAGAACCATGAGCAACAGCAGCACCACCAGCGGCAGTAAATCCTGGTACGTTAGCTGAACTTGCAGCAAAGTTAATACCAGCAGCACCTGCAGCTAATTCTGATTCAACCATCGCCATTTCTAAATAGTCATCAAATCTTAATCTTGTTTCAGACTCAGATTTTAAATACCATAAGTATCCTGATGTACCATCTTCTGTAGCAACTTCCACCCATCCAATTTGTGCAGTGTCAGAACCATTGATTTCATATCTATCTTTTATGATAATCGGTTGGTTAGAATACTGAGTAAATTGTGGTTCAATTGATTTGCTTCCTGAAGTCGTTCCTTTTGCAAAGATCGAACCGTAAACAAATATTTTCAAGTTTGCAACTAATCCTAAACCGTCCCAGTTGTTTTGAGATAAAGGATAACAAGTAATTTGACCTGCAGCTGTTGCACCTACAATACCTTTAATAGTAACTCCAGTAGCTGGGTTCATTACTACGATAGTATCGTTAGGGAAAATTGCATTTTGAATTGTACCAGCGTTAGCAGGAATAGTAATAGTAGCAGCTCCGTTTCCAGTTAACTGACAACCTGTATATGCAATATGTAATCTATTTTGTTCAGACCAGATAACCTGATCAGATGTCATTGGCATTTCAGCGCCAACCATTCTTAGGAAACCATTTAAAGTTCTGTTTCCGTATCTTTCTACTTCAGCTTCGTATACTTCTGGTAAATATTGTTGAGCAAAGTCATTTGCTCCACCGTTAAATGCCAGGTAGTTACTAGCTAATGTTTGTGGCGCTTGAGAAGGTACTAAACTTCCGAACGCCGGATTTAATGTAGCCATTTGTAATTGAGTTTTTTAGTTAAATTTTCGTGTTTTAATTTTCAATTTTGAACTATCTAAACCACTGACCGCTTTTACTTTTAATCCATTAACAAATACATCTCCAGCAGGACTTTCTCTTACTTCAGTTTGTACGTTTTTAGATTTTGCAGCAACATCTCTTATAGCATCAGCTTTACCTTGCTCATAAAAATGTTGTGCAATAGTATCTACATTTTCAGCAGCATACATAGCTTTATGATAACCTTTAACATCTGTTACATCACCTTTATCATTTAAGAACTTCTTAATTACATTAGTAATATTAGATTGTTTTTCTGCAACCGCGTCTGGATTTTTAACCCCATATCTAAATTTCTTTTCTCCTACGTTGAAATCAAAACCTTTGAATTCTTGAGAAAAATAATCTTTAGTGTTAGATTTAAATCTTTCGTGTTGCTCTTGGGCAGTTTCCTGCTCTTGGTTATATCGATTAAAAAAGTCCATAGCTTTTTGTTGGTCTTGAGTAACGCCGGGTCTCAACTTGATCTCCTCGTAATATTTACTTTTCAAACCTTCTAAATGCTTGCGGGCTTTTGCAACCTCTTCTTTATATGCGAGTTTTTTCTTTCGGATCTCTCGCTCCTCGTCTACTTCTTCATCAAAAGCAAAATTATCTTCCATCATAAAGTTAATTTCTTCTGAATTTAAGTGTGATTTTTCTTGTTTATAATACTCTCTTAATAAAGTATCATTATCTACATTAGAATAGTCAGCATTTAATCTAACATAATCTTCTAATGTTCCACCAGTTTCCTTCATAAAGTCTACAACTTTTTCGATGTTTTCTGGTAGTTTAGCTATTTCTCTTGCCTCTTCAGGTGTTGGAGCAATAACTCTTTCTTCAATTTTTTCACCTATTTCCTGTATTTCTTCTTCAACCTTTTGTTCAATAGGTTTTTTTTCTTCTACAATTTCTTGTATTACTTGCTCTTCTTTTTTATTTTCAGGAATTTCTTTGGACTCTGGTACTTGTTTGTCCACTCCAGAGCTAACTCTGGTTTGTTCGCCCACATCCACCTTCTTTGTTTCTCCGACTTGAATGGCATCTGTTTCTTCTGTTTTAGGTTTAGACAAATCTAATTTAATAGGTTCATCTTTTTGTGTTAATTTTTTAGGTTTACGTTTAATTTTAAACGTACCCTCTTCTTTTACTTTTTCAGACATAATATAATATAATAAAAATTAATAAATAGTTTATTGCGGTTCAAATTGCTCTAAACCAAATCCGCCTAAATTATCCATACCTGCTGATTCAAAATCTGTAGGTAACAAGTCATTTTGACGTTGCTCAATCATTTTAGATTGTTGCGTTGCTTGTATTTTAGTTCTTTTATCTTTACGATCTTCTATAAATTGTTCTTTTTCTCTATCAGTTTTTATTTTAGCTTGAGCTAATTGTAATTGATAATTAAATTCTTCAGCCATTAATTGTTTTTTAATTAATGCTTCTTGCTCCATCCTTTGTATTTCAAATTGAGATTTAGCTTGCTCTATTTGTATTTCTGTTTGAGCTAATGCCTCTTGTTTTTGAACTTCATTCATAGCAGCTTGCTCAGACTGCTGCATGTTAGCTTGTGCTTGCGCTTGTATTTGTGCTTGTTGAGCCTGCTGATCTGCTTTTTGTTTTTGTATTCTTCTATATTTTAATATTTGATTTGCTAATTGTATATTTTTAACTTCTCTTACATCAATAGCATCTTCTAAATATATTTGACCAGATTGTAAAGCAACTTGTATATTTTGCTCTAATTTAGCTTTTTCCTCATCATCTGGTTCTAAATCTAAATAAATACCAAAATCATATAAATGTAAGTTTTTTAATTCTTCTAAATTTTGCGTATTAGTTAATGAAATACTTTGCATCAACGCTTGTTTAGTTAAATCAAACTCTAATGCATCAGCTAATCTTAATGATATGTTTTCACAAGTTCTTAATGTTAAAAATAAACTAGCATCAACAATATGTTTAGTAGCTATATTAGAAGCATTGGCAGCCATTTTTTGCAATCCGACTAAAGCGTCCTTGTCTGGTAAACTGCCATCTCGTGCTTCATTGAGACCCGTTACGTCTCTTATCATTTGTAAATAATATTGATATGTATTTACAAGTGATGCTATTTTTCCATTTGCGCTAGATGATTGAAGCTCTTGAATAGGTACTTTACCTCTATTAGGATCACCATCTTGTGTTAATGATCTACCAACTATACTACCAGTTTGAAAATACATATTTAATGCTTCTTGTGGATTATAATTAGTACCATTACCTAAATCAACCTCTGCTAAACCATCAACATCTACAAAAACACCATCTGGAACCATTCTAGCGATAACTTGTTGTAATTTTAATGATGTTAATTGTATCATATCAGCATAACCTGTTATACGGCTAACTAGTGATTCAACACGTCCTTGATACATATGAGGTGCGCATATAGCGTAGTTCATTTTGACTTTAGTTAAATCACTTTTAGGTCTTGTCATATTTTCTGCAAGCTTCCACTCTAGCATTTGTGGAACACCCATAACCTTTACACCGCTAAATAAAACTTCAATAGATCTTGAAACTCTATCAAAATTATCACTAGCTGGCGGATTAAAAGTATCTGATTTTACTAAAGCTTTTTCCAAACC